AGAACTTTTAAAGAATTAAATGAAACAGCAAAAGCAATTTCTGTAAGTAGGTTAAACGTAAAAAATTCTTGGATTAAGGCTCTTTCTGATCTAGAGGAAGTAGCTACTGATATTAGTAAGGCTGCTGAAAGAGAACGGCGTCAAACAAGAAATAGGGCAAGAAGAGGGACTGTTTCCGCCGGTAGAGAGCGACAAGCAAGAACAAGGGATGCAACAAGCAACGCAATTATCGGTGGTGCGTTCCCGTTACTTTTCGGCCAGGGAATTGGCGCGTCAGTAGGAGGTGCTGCTGGTGGCGGGTTAGGCGGACTTGCAGGAGGTCAATTTGGTTTTGGTCTTTCCCTCGTTGGCACGGCATTAGGTGCTGCTTTTGACGAGCTGGTAAAATCCGCCCAAGACACAGCAAAAGCTCTACAGCAACCCCTAGAAAATTTTCAAAAATTAAACGAAACACTACTATTATTTGATCGAGCGTCCGCCCAATCCATCAACGCAGCAAAAAATCTGGGGCGTGCAGAGGAAGCCAACGCTTTAATCAGACAAAAACTTGCTGGGATTATTGGCAATGATGGCATACAAAAATTTGAAGAACTAAATGACGCTACCAAAAACTATAATAAAGCCCTTGGAGAGCTGAACTTAAAACTTCAAGAATTTGTAGCCGGACCTTTGACAGAGTTTATAAAACTGATAACAAAAGGCTTAACAGGTACAGCATTTTTTCAAGAAAACACTAAAAGAGGTTCTAACGTAATTAAACGACTTAGCGATAAAGATGCTAACGAATTTTTAAACAAAATAGCAAAAGCAAGAGTCAGTGGGGGTATATTTAAAGGCGGTGGAGCAGGTAACCAAGAAGCAGTAAGAAAAGTTATAGAAGAGTTTGAGAAACGATTCCCCGCAGCGGTTGCACCTTTAGACCCGGTAAAACTCACACCACAAGAAAAATCAGAAAATGAAATAAAAAAATTAAAACAGCTACAGACTGTACTAGCCGTTCAACTCACTGCCTTGTCTACTACAGACAAGTTTACAAAAGCAGTAGAAAAACAGCAACAACTTCAAACAAATTATGATAAGCAACGCGCTGACATTTTAAGATCATACGAAGAAAATTTAGGCAACATTCGGGAAAGTGTCGAGCAGCGTATCTTAGCTCTACGCATACAAGGTATACAAAAAGCAAACGAAATAGAGAATCAGCGTGCTGCTAACCAGCTGTCAGAACTACAAAGAATTAATAGAGCCGCATCCCAACAACAACGAGGGGATGCTGTTGCCGCTGGAACGCGCCCTGAGCTTGCTGCAACAGCCCAAACAATTGACGACGCATTTAGATCTATTGCCGAAGCAGAGTTAAGCGCAGAACAGCAAAAAGCACAAATCAAACGTGACGCAGCATTTGAGGTACTGAAGCTAGAACTAGATGGCGAAAAATTTAAAGTCCAAATAGCTAAACAAGTCTCACAATTAAATTTAAACACTGCCCGCAAAATAGAGGACATAAATTTAAATATTGCACGAGCCAATGAAGTTACCGCTTCTAATAGATTTGATCTAGAACTGGCCATAGCTAAACTTCGCTTAGACGTTTTAAAGCAGGAGCAAGAATCAACTCGCCTGCAGCTTGTAAACCTTGGGGCGTTTGAAGCAGCGCAACAAGTTCAGACAGTAATCGACGCAATTAGAGACGAAACATTAAAACTAGAAAATGCTAGACCTGTTCAGCAACTAAACCCACTGGCAGCTGTAGGCGGCGAAGGCGTATCTACCGCTGGTGCAGAAACAGCTTTAAACAATCTTATAGAACGCCAACGTTTACTAACAGCAGAAAGATTAAAAAGTGTAGACATACTAAAAGCAACAAACAAAGAGGCAGAGTTAGCTAAAATAAGCGGCATTAGAATTGCAGATCAGCAAACAATAAACACACTACTGCTACAGCAGGTAGACGCAATAACTGCACAGCAGCGCATACTTGAACTACAAACTGAAGGACGCAGCAGAGAACAAGCAGTAGCTATTCAACAAATTGAAACTACATTTAAACTTATTGATGCAAACCTTGGTGTAGCTGAAGCTAAATTAAAAACAGAGCTAGCCGCGCTACAGGCAGTAGAAGCAGACAAAAGAGATTTAGAAATAATTGAAAAAATTAAACAAGAATTGCAAGATATAGCGAACCTTAAAGCCGGTTTACCGCTTAAAAAACAAGAGGCAGTAGAAAACGCTGGGGACCAAAATCCTGGCAAAATTAAAGCCTTTGTAGATCAAATGAAAATAGATCTAGCGGATACTGAAGGCATGGTTGTAAGCCTTGCTCAATCTATTGAAAGCTCACTAGCAACTGCAATGTCATCTGCTGTGCAGTCCATTGTTACGGGCACTGGTTCGGTCCAGGAAGCCTTTAGTGACATGTTCGCCAATATCGGTAAAGCCTTTATCGATATGGCGACTCAGATGATTGCCAAGGCGTTAATCATGAAGGCAATAGGGATACTTACCAGCGCCTTTGGCGGCGGCGGCGGTGGTGGTGGATTTAACCCCAACGCACCAAGTATTACGGGAAATTCACTAGGGGATTTTGGCGGCGGAAGCTTTGGTGCATTCGCCGAAGGTGGTTACGTCACCGGCCCAACCAACGCTTTAATCGGAGAAGGTGGCGAACCTGAATATGTCATCCCCGAATCCAAGATGCGTGAAAGCATGGGACGTTATTCCAGAGGATCACGCGGATCTTCTGTCATCCCGGCAGAAGGCGGCGGTTCAGCCGGAGCGGAAGGCGGTGTTGCTGTTGCTGCTCCAATCGATGTTCGCTATACCGTGGAACGTATCAACTCAGTGGATTACGTGACCGCAGATCAGTTCCAAACTGGAATGCGTCAAGCTGCAAAACAAGGCGCAACACAGGGTGAACAGCAAACCTTGAGAAGATTAAAAATGAGTTCATCAGCCCGTAGAGGAGTTGGCATCTAATGGAATTTTCACTTGGTCATCTTTTGAATTTTGGACCTAGAGGCGATCTTCGTTTCTGGTTCCAAAATTTTTCGATTGGCAATGATGTGAGCTATAGCGGGAACAGCTACGGGTTTTTGCCATTTGGATTCACCGGTTCTGTAGTTTCACTGAAAGGTGACAACATTGATGCCGCCTTGATCTTTCCGGTAACGGCTCTTTCTCAAAGCTGGGCGGAAGAGGCTTTAGAAAATCAGTGGGTTGCAAGTGTAGATGTGGTTTTGTTCACGCCTGGGTCAACCACAGTTGAACGAGTTTTGTACTCTTACATGGGCGTGTTTTCTGCCGGGGGTTGGGACGATGCAACGCTGCAGATCAGCCTTAACACGGTCTTAGACGCTGTTGGTGCTGAAATTCCAGGCAGAAGGCTGCACCGTGCTTTGGTTGGTAAGATTCCATTCACGGCCCAAGTGAATGTGTAGCCATCTGATCGGGCGTCCTTACAGCTATGGCGATGATGATTGCATCCACCTAGTGATGGAAGCATTGGACTGTATGGGGATTGAAAATCCTGGCGTTAGGAGTAGTTGGTATCAGGCGAACTGGCGAGAAATTTTGAAAGAACTGGGGCGTTATTGTGATCGGATTGATTGCCCGTCCTATGATGGTGACATCGTAGTGCTGTCGGCTAAGTCGCCGACCTTTGGAGTTGTATGGCAGCGCGGGATCCTTTTCATAAATCAAGCGACAAAAGCGGTGGACTGGAAGCCCACGGCACAAATTACAATCCGCCGCTCCTACCGTACGAAAAAGAGCTAATTCAACTTATTGGTTGTTCAGAGGAAGAATATAAAAAGTTTGTACGTCATGCTGCTATTAGGTCAACTATTCGCCCAGCAGAATACGCCCATATCCCAGATATTAGATGCGACCCAACAGGTGGCATTTTAACTGCAATTGTTATCGGTGTTTTAACTACAGCCGCAAGCATTTTGCTTGCTCCTAAACCAAGCGTTCCTGATCTGGGGCGGCGCAAGCAAGTTAGTCCTGAAAGCCTTCCTGATCAAGTCGGGCCATCGCGTTTTAATCAAGCATCTTCTTTCGATAGTGTTGCATCGCTTTCTGGGTATGGAAATGTAATCCCAATTCCGTTTGGCAAAAGTGGCAGAGGTGCTGACGGGGAACTTACTGGTGGCCTTGTTTTAGCGCCATCGTTGCTGTGGTCGCGGTTATTTTCTTTTGGAACGTATCAGATGTATAAGGCAATTTACACTGCGGGGCAGTATGGAATTTCGTTGCCAGATGTTCGCGGTGTTTGGCTTGGAACCAACAGCATTAACACTTTAGGGAACAGAGATTATGCGTTGTACTGGAAATCTCGCCAAGGAACCAACCGAGTAACACGCGCAAACCTGTTTGCGGGGACTGATGGGGCACCTGGAACGGGAAATCCTGATGAAGCTGATGATCCTTTCTTGTGCCCAACGGGTTTAGGCGAATTTGACACAGGTTTTTCAATGGCTTATACGCCATCAACTAACGCTCAATTTGGCGCTTTTAGTGCTATTCACAACGGAAGCAGTTATCGCTTTAACTGGGAGATTTTAAGTGCTCCTTTTGAGACGTTTGCAGATGAAGATTCACCTAACGATGACGCTAGGGATACTTATCGGATCCAGCGTCGTCGGATGAATGGTACTGATGGAGAAATTATCAACCGTGGTCAGCCAGGGGTGGGAAGGGCTTATGGCAGGCAAATGGGTCTTATTGCCCATAACGGTATATCGTATGCAGACAAGACGGTAGTAACCGTCGATGTAGGGGATACAGTCACCTTTCGCATTCAAGATGACAATGAAGACATAAGAAGACGGTCTGAGGCGGATGAGTTACAAGTAGCAGGTCTATCTTTAGACGATTACATATCAAGCGCAAACTCTTGGCGTCAACGCGCAGACGGCTTATTAACGATTGGGTCTCGCTGGATTATTGGGTCAACCGTGTGGATTCTTGTAGCCCGTCCCGACAGGATTTATAGACCTGGAGGGGGAATCATGGACTTTAGGCTTGAATGCGTTGCTTTGTTGGGTGTTAACGAGGTTGGCATCGCTGGGATTCGTGCGTCTATGGAGTCTTTAGGTGGTTATGAGGGCGAGACTTTTAACCCTAGAAAGCACTGTGGAGCCGCTTTTTATAATATCTGCTCTTATCAGAATGCAACTATTAGGAATGTCCGTCAGGCCGACGTTGTAGAGATTGGGATTAGGTCGTTAGTGTATAACAAGGCCTCTGGGTTATGTAATTTTAACGCTGTACCCACTCCAGCCGTTTTGTTTGAAAAAGACAAAGATAACATTAAATTGAACAACCCGAGAATGTCTAAATACTTCGCTCGAACGTCTTGTTTTTCTATTTGGGTCAGACCTGTTAGTGAATTTGCGGATAAAGAAGGCCCCGTGAATAGTTGGGCGCGACTCCCTCAGTTGTTTTGTGTTACTGGCAGTTCACCTGTTGAACAGTATAATTTTATTCGTCTACGTCCATTGATTCAAGGCAGGTATGAGTATCGCTTTATTCCGCGTACTGGGAGTGATGTTGCGATTTATTCAGACAGAACCAGAAAGGTTTGGCAGCTAAACGCACAAACCGGAACTTATCTTGGCGAGACTTTTGATACAGCCTATGGGCAATTTCGAGTTACCTTCGTAGGAAATATCATTCCAATCGCGCAGATTATTGCAAACGAGGAGCTTTTAAGCGCACCGTCTACAGATAGAGGTTTAGATCAGTTACTTGCTCCAACCTCGGTAGCAGTTACCCAAATTTCTACAAGTAACGGCAGAACGGACATGGCAATTCAAGCTTGGGCTTGGTCTGTTTTAGGGTCTCCTGCAAGCGTTGCAAATCAACGCATTAGCAGAGATATCAGTCTTTCCAGGGAAGGCGGCGCAAAAACAATGCAGCTTAGAGTTTCCGCGACTTCAAGAAACCAGTCAGGGCCATTGTATCAAAACATAACTGGTACGAGATTTTCTTGGCAGTCTCTTGGAGCGGAAGTTCTTTCGTCTACTGGCGAGTATGCAATTGGTGATTTTATTGGTTATCAGGTCAATCTTGGTTTTAGCAACCCATTTAGGCGAGAGCATGGCTACACAACGGTGGCCCAACGCTTTACCGTCAATGGACTAAGAACGGTCACAGCCGAAGGCCCTAACCCATCAAATGAACAGCGTCAGTTTGAAGAGGCAAGCCAAGTATCTGATTTAAGCCATTACTTGGAGCTAGAAAAGTCAAACGAAAGTGGCCCTGAGCACACGATTGTATACGTCAATGAATTAAGTCAGAACGAATCTGAAGTTAACTACGAAGACCTTTCTGTTGTTGGCTTAAGCATACGCAGCGGTCGAAATACAACTTCGATTTCTCAATTACGGCTTTTTACGCCAGAAGGCATTAAGGTAACAGCCTTAAATGACGAGAACCAGCGCAAGTCAAGCAATCTATTTAGTGATCTTGTCTTTTATCTTTTAACCGACAAGTCTCAAGGGCTGGGTGGAAGCGTTCCAGTAGATATCATCGACACCCCATCCCTTGTCGAGACTGGCAGTTTTCTTCGAGCAAATAAAATCTTGTACGATAGTGTTTTAGACACACCGAGTAACATACGCTCATTCTTGAGCGATACTGCACCATTGTTGTTGTGCAATTTTGTTATCAAGAACGGAAAATTTGGCTTGCAACCTGCTCTGCCTACAGACGGATCAGGCGAAATTTCAACTGGAGCAATTCCAGTCGATCAAATTTTTACAGCAGGCAACATCATTGATGGATCTTTTCAGTTAAACTTTATCGATGCAGATCAACGTCAGAATTTCAAAGCCGTAGTTCGTTACCGGCTGCAGCCTTACTTTGACTTGACGGAAGAGCGATCAGTCTTTGTTGAATGGGCTGATTTGCCTAAAAGCAGTCAAACGGTGGGCCAAGAGGAATATGATCTGACATCTTTTTGCACAAACAGAGAGCAGGCGCTGAAGACAGCAAGATTTTTGATGAGCTTGCGTCGATATGTTGACCACACCATTACGTTTGAAACCAGTCCAGATGGTTTGGGAATTGGCCCCGGCTCTTATATCCGTGTTTATTTGCAGTCTTTGGCTTATAGCAGTGCATCAAATGGCGTAATTGATGCAGTGGGCAACATCACTTCTGTGAACCCATTAGCGGATGGCGGCTACACTGTCTTTGCTTATAAGTCTGGAGACGATGCTCCAGTATCTAGGGCACTCACAGTGTCTGGTGGCGTAACTACGCAAAGCGAGCTATTTAGCTCTATTTTCAGCTTGGAACAAGCCCAGCTGACTTCCAGGATTTACCAAGTGGAGCAAGTAAGCTTAAATGAAGACAGCATTTGTCAAGTCTCTGCCACTGTGGTCCCTACTACCAGTTCTGACGCTAGTCAGGTTGCTGTTGACGTAGTCACTGCGGCTAATTTTAAAGTTCTTGAGTGATGGCTTTTCCAACCCTGGTCCCTACAAGTCGAAGCTTTGAGCCGGGTAACTATCCGGTAAAGATTTATAACGCGCAGGACGGCAGCGAGATCCGAATTGCTTACGGCAACCGCCGCACCAATGCCAAGCTTTCTCTTTCCTTTGAAAATGTGACAGATTCGCAGGCAGAAGGCTTTCTGACGCATTTTGACGCAGTGCTGGGAACTCTTAACACGTTCAATATCCCGAGCGAAACAAAAAGCGGCTGGAGCGGAACAGCGTCAGCGATTGGCGCTCCATTAGACGCTAGGTGGCGGTATGAACAGTCTCCACAAATCGTTTCAGTGCGCCCTGGAACGAGCAGCGTTACAGTGAGTCTGCTTGGAGTCATTTAATGGCGAAGGTTTACACAGGCAGAGATGGCGCTTTGCTGCTGTCTGGAACGACCCTTGCCAAGGTTGTCAGCTTCAATTTGCAATCAGATTTAGAAACGCTCGAAACAACAACGCTTGGCGACAGCCTTCGCAGTTACAGCCCTGGCGTTTTGGGTTATTCAGGCAGTGCGTCTTTGCTTTATTACAAGGATGACGCTGGGGTAATCAATGCTGCGAACTTATTGAACAAGTTGATCAAGACAGGCACGGCAGGCGTATCAAGCAGCGACACTGTTGAACTGACCTTGCGCTGGGTGGATGGGTCGGACGAAAACGACATTAAATTAACTGCTTACATCACAAGCGCAACGATTGGAGCGTCAACAGGCGAAATCACCCGTGCGGACATTTCGTTTACTGGAACGGGTGCGCTTTCTGCTGCATCGATCTCATGAGCGTTTATTTAGGCACATTTGGACAGGTAGAGCTAGAGCGTCAGTTCGGCGGAAGCGAACTTAACTCTACTA